GAGTTGACATCTTTAAGTTTAAAGTTGTAATTACAACTTGTGCGCGGTTACATTTTATAACTTGTAAATCCGTTTGTACCCGCCACGAAAGGAATGTGCAACGTCCAAGGTGCGGGAAATGTCTGACAGAACATCCTTCCAATTGACCCTCCCTATGTCCGAGCTTCCGAGCCAGCGGTTCAGGAATGGCTCTATGCGGTGCGGCGATGCTGTCAAAGACGCTTTACGTGAGGCTTTAAAGAAGTCCGGTTTGTCACGTGAAGTTGTTGCTGATGAGATGTCGCGCCTCCTTGGGGAGAACATCGGAACCAATCAAATCAATAACTGGGCAGCCCCGGAGAAAAAGGACCGACGGATTCCTATGGAATACGTTGGTGCTCTTTCTGTTGTTCTCAATGACATATCAGTCGCACAGACCGCTTTAGACCCCGCAAACATGCTTGCCCTCTCAGAGAAGCAAGCTCCCATCTATCGGCTTGGCGAAATCACGGCTGAAGAGAAGGAGCGCCGTAAGGAAAAGAAGGAGATTATGGAGGCGATCCGAGGATGAGCAAGCCTGTAAAAAGATTGATCCGTGCCTGGATGGAGGAGAAGGAATTTACCCCAAAGTCTGTAGCTGAAGATTTTGGCTGTTCTGCCACCGCTGTAAGGCGCTTCACTCTCGGCACGATGCCGTCAAAGCCATTGACAAATTGGTTTTTGAAGAAGGGATGCCCGTCCAAAGCTCTCGGAATTAAAGAGGGGGCCAAGGAATGAAGAAGGCTTATTCCGCACGAGAGCTGGCCGAGCTATTCGGCGTCACCGAAAGAGCTATGCAGCTTCGAGCCAAGCGCGAAGGATGGGATTCCCGTCCACGCAAAGGCAAAGGCGGAGGCAACGAGTTCTTCATCGCTACGATGCCGCAAAAAACACGCGACCAAATTGCTGACCGTCTTGCGGATCAGTTCAAGGTTGCGAAGCCTACTCCCATAGCAAAGGTTGACAATCTTCCCGCTGAGCAAAGTGTTCCTCTTAAAGAATGGCAGCGAGACATCCGCGATGCTCGTCTCGTGATCCTTCGTGAGATCGAGGCCATGGGCCTCAGTATCGGCATCATGAAAGCCGAGAGGAAGTTCGCTGAGCTGGCCAAGAGCGGCGAGTTGTCCGAGGAGCTGCTCCAGTACGTCGAGACCGCCAACGCCAAGCGAGGAAAGGGCCGAGCTGTATCAGCGGCATCCCTCCGCAACTGGCGTCGAATTTTGAAGAACGACGGCGCTGACGCCCTGGCTCCCAAAGCTTCACAAGGGCGTCCAATTCCCAAGTGGCTGCCGGAAATGCTTAACGAATACCGTCAGCCGACCAAGCCATCCATTGCCTCATGCCATGAGAAGCTTGAGAAGCGCGGCGTCAAACTGCCTTCGCTCTCCACCGTAGAGCGTGAGATCAGAGCAATCGGCGTCGTCGAGGCCAACCGAGGCCGTCTCGGCCCTCGTGAATTAAAAAAGATGCTGGCGTTTAAACGCCGCGACTTTAAATCCCTTGTCCCTGCCGATTGCTTCACTTCCGACGGTCATTGCATGGACATGGAAGTCGCGCATCCCCGTCATGGCCGTCCGTTCAGGCCGGAAATGATCAGCGTCCTCGACGTCGCTACCCGCGTTTGTGTGGGATGGAGCGTGGCTCTCGCCGAATCATCCTTCGGAGTGGCCGATGCTTTGCGTTGTTCGATTGAACGCGGCTCCATCCCGGCCATCTTCTATGTGGATAACGGATGCGGCTACAAAAACGCATACATGGACAATGCTGCCACCGGCATCATGGACAGGCTTGGCATCACCAAGATGCATTCCATCGCCTACAACTCCCAGGCTCGCGGCGTCATCGAGCTGTTCAACAAGAATTGCTGGATAAGGGCTGCGAAAGAGGTTCCCACCTACGTCGGTCATGACATGGACCAACAAGCCCGTCAGGCCATCTTCAAACGCACCAGAAACGACATCAAGCTCAAGGGCGAGTCGGATGTGATGATGTCCTGGGAAGACTTCATGAAGTGGGCCGAAGGCCATGTCTCAGCGTACAACAATCGTCCGCATTCATCGCTTCCGAAAGTCCGTGATCCGCAGACAGGAAGAAAGCGCCACATGACCCCGGCAGAGTGTTGGGATTGCCACATGGCCAGCGGCGTCGAGTTGACCTGGGCGGAGTCGACCGAGCTTGAAGACTGCTTCCGTCCGTATGAAGTCCGCACCGTGCGACGGTGTGAGATCAAGCTCTTCAAAAGCATCTATTTCAACACGGCTCTCACTTACTTCCACGAGCAAGAAGTTCAGGTCGGCTACGACATTCACGACTCATCCAAGGTCTACGTCCGCGATCTGGAAGGCCGATTCGTCTGCACGGCGGAACTCGACGCCAACAAGACCGATTACATCCCGAAGTCCATGCTGGAAGAGGCTCGCGAGAAACGCGCCATGGGTCGCATCAAACGGCTTGAGACGCATCGCAACGAGGTGCTTGAGGAGCTTGAAGGTCGCCGTATGAACGTCATCGAGGCCGAGCCTCTGACCGAGCGCCAGAAGGCAATCCAGGCCGAGACGGTTCAGGCCCTTGAGGAAGCCCCTCGCCAAAAGGTGATTGAGCTGCCCAAGCGGACAACCAAGCAAGGGCGTTTTGAAGAGGCCCTGGAACTGATGGCAGCCATTGAAAACAAGGAATTTGTAGCCCCTGAGGATGCTCAGTGGCTTGGCGGATACCAGACGACACCTGAGTACAAGGCTCAGATCAAATTTTACGAAGATTTCAAGGGCAAAGGCTTTGGAATCGGCGGGAACTAACAAGGAGGAATGCAGTGACTAAGGGACTTAACGGCACTATCGCACCGCTTAAAAACGTGGCTCTGTTTACCGAGCTGGTGGAACGCGTCATGGAACGCCCGGACCACCTTCCCGGCATGGCGACCTTCCACGGATTCAGCGGATTCGGCAAGACGTTCTCGGCTACCTACGCCGCGAACCTGTACAAGGCTCGGTATGTGGAAGTCGGCTCAAGCTGGACAAAGAAGCGTTTCTGCGAAGCGCTCCTGTCCGAGATCGGCATCACTCCGAAAGGCCGCACCATCGCCGACATGGTGGACGCGATCATCGAGGCCCTGGCGCTCGATGACAAGCCGCTGATCATAGATGAGTTCGACTACGTTGCCGAGAAGGGCATGGTCGAGCTTGTCCGTGAGATTCACGACAAGACCGGCGCGGCCATCATCCTCATCGGCGAGGAGCTGCTCCCGGCCAAGCTGGAGCGGTGGGAACGCTTCCACAACCGTATCCTGGACTGGCAAGCTGCCGCTCCTGCCGACGTCGACGATGTTCATCACCTTGCCCGTCTCTACTGCAAGGACGTCACCATCGACCCGGCTCTCCTCATCAAGATCAGCGATGCTTCCCAGGGCCGTGTCCGGCGCATCTGCGTCAACCTGGAGCGCGTCCGCGAACAGGCTATCGCGACCGGAAAGACCACCATCGACCTGAAGGATTTCAATGGCGATCTGTTCACTGGCCGTCCGCCCAGGGGGAGGATGTAATGGCTCGTCAACCGGCACACAAAGCCGCTCCCGGCTACAAAGAGTTCTGGCGCATCATGGTGCTTGAATTCGGCGTAAACCAAGCCTTCACCATCAAAGACATCTGGCTGAAGGTCGAGAGGGCAAATCACGGCACCAAGAGCACGATCCGCGACTACCTGAACCGTTTGGCCAAGGGCGGCTATGTAGAGAAGATCGACGCCGAAGGTGAACGCGTGGTGGGCCAGCCCGTCACTTTCAAGCTGATAAAGAGCGGCCTGGAAGCTCCCCGCCTCCGTAAGGACGGCAGCGAAGTGACCATGGGCAGGAATCGCGAGAATATGTGGCGCACCATGAAGATGGGAGACACCTTCAGCGCCGCCGATCTCGCCATCAACGCTTCCACCGCCCACGTCAGCGTCAACGAGGCCGATGCCAAGGACTACATCAAGCACCTCTATAAGGCTGGCTATCTGGCCCTGGTCAAGAAGGCCAAGCCCGGATGCAATCAGGCCCGATACCGGCTGATTCCGAGCAGGAACACCGGCCCTCAGTCGCCTCAGATTCAGCGCATTAAACAGGTTTTTGACCCCAATTTAAACGAGGTCGTTTGGCAGGAGGGCAGCGATGACTAGCGTTGCTCAGAACACCGTCAAGACCGCGTGGAACGACCTGATGCCCGAATGGCTGATCACCCTGGCAACGGAGTGCGACTCCACCAGTCAGGCCAAGACCGCCAAGCGGATCGGGTTCTCTCCTGCCGTCGTGAGCTTGGTTCTCCAGAACAAGTATCGCGGCAACCTCAGCAACGTCGAAAAGGCTGTCCGGCTGGCCCTCATGGCCGGGACGGTCATCTGCCCGATCCTGGGCGAGATCAGCGAGGCTGATTGCGCCCGGAATCAAGCCCAACCGTTTACCGCCAACAACAGCATGCGCGTCAGGCTCTACAAGGCTTGCCGTAAGTGCGAGCACAACGAAACCAAGGAGGATTAGACATGGCTAATGAGACCGCACGTACCAACAAGGACCGGGGCTGGACTCCCAAGGGACCGATCAGCGGCAAGATGATTAATTGTACCGCACGGCTTCGCATCTTGGCTGACAATCTGCCCTCCGAACTGCGCGAGGAGGCCAACGCGATCGCCAGCGCCATCGCCGCCGAGGCCAGCCGTGTGGATGGCCTGGAACTCGCCACCGTCAACTAGGAGACATCATGGAAAACATCGAGACCACTATCCCCCAAGGATACAGGATGGACGCCAAGCGCAACCTCATCCCTGAAAGCAACATCAAGGAAGTTGACCTCCTCCGCGACGAGACCGTTAACGAGCTGGCTGACAAGGCCAAGGAAGTCAGCGCCATGGTCGCCAAGTTCAAGGGAGAGGCAATGGGCGAGGTCGAGGCTTTCGTCGAGACGAGCGCCGAGAAGTATGACGCCAAGCTGGGCGGCAAGAAGGGCAACGTCACCCTCTACAGCTTCGATGGCCAGTATAAGATCGTCCGGCAGATCGCCGAGCACATCACCTTCGACGAGCGCCTCCAGGCAGCGAAAGCCCTTATCGATGAGTGCTTGCGCGAATGGACGGCGGAAGGGCGCGATGAGGTCAAGACCATCATCAATGACGCCTTCCGCGTCGACCAGGAAGGCAAAATCAACGTGGGCCGCATCCTCGGCCTGAGGCGTCTGGAAATCTCCGACGGGCGCTGGGCTAAGGCCATGCAAGCCATCGGTGACAGCCTCCAGGTTGTCGGCTCCAAGCCGTACATCCGGTTCTATGAGCGGCAGAGCGATGACAGCTACAAGCCCATCCCGCTCGATATAGCGGCCCTGTAGGAGGAACCTATGCGGCGGGACATCCTCTTCATGCTGACCAAGGAATACCTGAGGGGCGACGGCGGCGAGCAGTTCAAGGACTGGCTTGCCGAGATCAGGGGCTTCGGAGAGTGCTCCGAAGCCCTCTTGGAGGGAGTCATCCTGGAATTGTCCAAGCGATTGCACTTCGACGGCCCTCTGGACGCCTTCTCGGCCTCTTTGCTGGTCGAATATTTCTCCCACGACAACGTCTCCCTGATCGGATTTCTGTTCAGGGATAAGCAATACTCCCCGACCGAGTCGATGCGGAAGATGCGGAGCATCCTGGAAGCACTCAAGGACTTCGTGAAACCAAACGGAAACCACGGCCCTGACAACCCTGTGACTCAGGCCCGTATTCTCTCATTAACCCCTGCCCTGCCCTAAGGAGGCATCATGAACAAAAGTGAATTGATCAAAGCTGTTGTGGAAAAGAAGCCCTATCGCACCCGTGCCGGTGAGGTGGAGGAGATCGTCAACGCGACCTTGGACACTATCCGGGAGAAGCTGGCCAACGGCGAGGACATCAAGATTACCGACTTCGGCTCCTTCAAGGTCGAAGTGGCGGCGGCCCGTACTGGTCGAAATCCGCACACTGGCGAGGCCATCGAGATTCCCGAAGGGAAGCGGGTCAAGTTCAAGCCCAGCAAGGCGCTCAAGGAGGCCGTGAATTAAGCGAAACCGCCCCGCCTGGGGCGGTCGTGGGGGCGTGGTGACCCCTGCCTGATGAGCAGCCAGCAGTCGGTAACGAAGGAGAAAACATGAGCATATCTGCTGAACAGTGGAACAAAGCCGCAAAAGACCTGGAGAGCTTTTACTCCCTCGTCAAATTCCAGCTCGGCGACATGACTGTCACATATGTCCTGGAACGGACGAGCGTCTTCAGTAACGCCATCATGACCTACGTCAACGGCGAGTTCAAAGTAGCGTGGGGATCAAAGGACAAGAGCCATCCAGAACAGCAATTCCTCAACACCAAGTGGGGCTATGTCTATGACGCCAAGTCTCGCAACCGGGGGAAACGGATGAGCAAGAAGCTCCGCAAGGAGTTGGGCATCGATCCCGACAAGAAGGTTGAATATTATACGCCTCTTTGGACGTCCATCTCGTCTTTAATCCGCCATTTAAAGAGGATCGAAGGCTTAATTTTCGTGGAGGACAACTAGGCATGGCCAGTCTGAAAGCTCCGCTGAGAATCCCGGCCACCAAAGGCAAAAGTGCATGGCCTTTACTTTGCGTTTTTCCCGGTGACCATGAGGAAAGTTGGTCTAAGTACGGTGGGAATAAAGATAATTTCCGGCTTCAAGTCGGTCACTCCTTTTATACCCGCCCCAACGAGCGCCGGAGCTTCCTGAGCGCCGCCGAACTCGGTCGGGTGCTCGGCGAGCGCATCGCCGACGTCTTCGGCGTCGACCTGGGTGAAGCCTCTGGCGGCACGGTTACGGTCAATCTGTACCTGCCCCAGGGCGCAAAGGTTTGGTACCGCGAGCAGGGCAAACTGCCTGAAGGCGACATCGTCTCAGTTCCGCCGTTCCTCAAGGACGGAGAGTGGGTCGTAGCTCTGGCCTACTCCCGGAAGATCGTGCCGGTGACATCCGTAAAGCCCAGGGCCGTGCCCATGGCTGAATGTTCCATTGAGCCGGAAGAATGCGAGAGGGATGAGTAGATGCCTCGGTTCAAGGTGAGCAAAGAGGGCGAGCACGTCGTGATCCTCGACTCAAAGCCCTACACGCGGCCTGTAGTGGCGTTCCTGCCCAACAAGCTCAAGCCTCATGCGCCGAGATTCCTTGCCGAGATTTGTGTCAAAGCGATGAACGCTGAAGACGAAAAGTACAGGAAATAACCGACTACCAGCAGGCAGGAGACGACAACGTGAGAACCAAAGATTGCACATTCGTGTGGGTAGACATCAAGGCCGCAGACAAGGCCATGCGCAACTATATCAAGCATGTCCTCATGAGGCGCAAACGAGAGATATTACGTGACGCTGAGGCAAACATGATGGGTTGGTTTGGAACCAAGGACAGGTCCGAAGCTATCCGCCAAGTCTTTGTGGGCGGAGATAATATGAACGGCTCCCAGTGGAGTTGGATATACGCCGGGACGCAGGACTTGATCGACATGGCAAATGACATACGTGCTGCCTGCTCCGTCTCTGCCAGCGAAGAGATCGGGCTGACAGTCAAACAAGCCGCGATCGTTTCGCGGTGGCAAGACAACAATTCTGAGGACAAACAATGGAAGAACTAAAGAAGCCCCTCACCCTCTGCTCATCTTGCAGGCGCGTGTTCGTTGGCGGCGATTTCAAACTCAATGAGGGCTGCCCCGGATGCAACAGCATGAAAGTGGTTGCAGTCTTCTCGGTTGAAAGCCTTGTCGATGACATGGAAAACTCCAACGCCTTCCAAGCTCTTATCCAGGTCAATGCGACCAGCGATCAGCTTGAAGAGGTTGGCGTACTCATGGGCGTTGAAGGCGGTCTGTCTGAGGTTCGGAAGGACTCCAAGCACATCGACGCGCTGTCCGAGTGGAAGCGTGAGAACGGCTGTTACTTCTAACCACTATCTCAGCAACAGGTGAAACATCATGGATAAGTCCACATGGATTGAAGAGGTGAAGGCCAAGGCCCTTGAGGTGCGCTACTGCACACTTGAAGAGGTGGAAGGGGTCGATTGGGACGGATTGTGGGATTTCTATGGCGAGCTCTCTCCTGAAGATGCCGCCCGCAAAGCGCACCAGGATCGAGGCGGGACTCCGGGGATAAGCGTCGACCACTAGGATGAGCGACCACTACCGATGCAAAATGTGCGGGGCTTCGATGATCTACGACCCGCCCTGCAACTGCGATAACGAGACCGAGGAGCACACATCATGGCAAAGAAAAAGTACAACCCGAACTGGCGGAAAGGGATGCTGGCCAAGGCCCACATGGGCAAGAAACAGCTTGGCCTGGATGACGATACTTACCGCAACATGCTGGCCGATCGCTACGACGTCGACAGCGCTGGCGATCTTCGCATGGATCAGCTCGACGATCTGGTGAACCACATGGAAAGCCTGGGCGCTTCTTTCGCCAAGACCAAGAAATCAGCCAAGAAGTACGTCCGCAAAATCTACGCGCTGTGGGGCGAACTGGAGGCCATGGGCGTTATCGAGAAGTCCGGCAAGGAGCCGTGCATCGCCTGGGTGAAGCGTCAGACCGGCGTCGACAATCCCGACTGGCTCGACGTCGATCAGGCCAGCAAGGCCATCGAAGCTCTGAAGGATTGGATCGAGCGCGAGGGAGGGACATCGAGATGACCACAAGCAATGAGCACTGGCCAAAAGGTCTGCGCGAGATCGCCCAGGTGATCGGCGAAGAGGCCGCGCTCATTCTTGCCGGTGAAATCGGCGGAGTCTCTTTCTACGTGCCGGAGACGCCAAAAGAGGGCCACTGGCTGGTGGACCTGATCGGCCTCGATGTCATGGGCGAACTGTGCGCCGTGTATGGCAAGGACTACATAACCATCCCCCAAGGCGCGTTTTTGGACGACAAGAAGGGGCAGATCAAACGGCTCTGGAATACCGGCGATCACTCCAAGCGCCAGATCGCCATCAAGACCAAATCCACGGAACGCTATGTCCGGCTTGTTATCAATGGCCATGACGGTCCACGGCAAGGAACGCTGCCTCTAGAATGACAGACTTGACAAGAAAGGTGGAATCAGGACACCTTTAATGACCCCACCACAATAACGCCCCGGTTCGCCGGGGCTTTTTTTGTGCCAACCGGAAGCCTTCCGGGTGACGATCTCCATTGATTCCTCGTTATCCAATAGTCCTACCGATTGTCCCTCGGTCGCTGTAGGGGGCGGGCCGTCCCGCCAAAACACACGGCTCGCCCCCTCACCCTTGGGACGCAACATGAGGAGGGGCAATGCCGTCATTTGGGAAAACATCACGCCGACGTCTCAAAACCTGTCATCCCGACCTTCAACGCGTCTTTAAACGCGTCGTTAAAGAGCACGACTGCACGATCATCTGTGGCCGTCGTGGCCCTAAAGCCCAGCAGCTCGCCTTTGAGAATGGCAACTCCAAAGTCCAATGGCCTGACAGCGCACACAATGCTGAAGAACCGGAACTCTCTGACGCCGTCGATGCAGGGCCTTACGTCCCTGGTAAGGGCATCATCTGGGAGCCGGTCGCTTGCGCCTATTTTGCTGGCAAGGTGATGGAAGTCGCCAAGGAAGAAGGTGTTGAACTCAGGTGGGGCGGCGATTGGGATCGCGACAACGATACGACGGATCAGACTTTCAACGACCTCGTTCATTTTGAGCTGGTCAAAAAATAGGAGGCACCGTGAACGGTTCCAAGAATTTCCTCGCGAGCAAGACCTACCAGGGCATCATCGTCATGATCCTGGTCAAAGTCATGGCTGCCGTGCTGCCCAAGCTCGGCGTTGATCTGCCTGATACCGACCTGACCTACATGGCCGAGCAGCTCATCTTTGCCGCTGGCGCTGTGTGGGCCGCTGTCGGACGCGCCACCGCCAAGAAGGACGTTGCCCTGGGCAAAGGCTCTGTGGTGCTGGCCCTGCTTTTGTGCGTGGGCATGACCACCGGCTGCGCCATCAAACAGGTGGCTCAGCATCCGGCGCACGAACAAGCGCGATATTACGCCGAGCAGATGGGCCGGACCTACATCGATCTCCACAACGGCTACCTGGAGGCATGGCCGAGCCTGACTCCCGAACAGCAGACGTGGGCGGGTGAAAACCTGAAGCCGGTGATGAACAAGGCCAAGATCGCCATCGACATGGCCATCGGTGCCGCCAAGACCTGGAGCATCGCCGCCGAGAAGTGCGAAGCCATCGAGGTCGAGGCCAGCGTCGCTGATGACGGCGCTCAGAGTGACAGCGCCCAGCTCGCCGTCCTGGAGTCCGATCTGGCCAAGTGCGAGGCCGCTCGCATTGATTACGAAGCCCTGGCCACGGAAGCCATGGACCTCCTCGACTCGGCCCAGCGTCTCTACCAGTCCTTCAAAGACAACCCGAAATCCGCTCCCATCGAGCAGGAGGATTAAATCATGGCTGAACAACAGTCTTTCTTCGCCGATCCCGAAACCCAGGACGCGATCCTCGACATGGCCGCTGGTGTGGCCGGTAGCTTCGGCGTCGGCTCAATCGTCACCGTTCCGGCCACCGTTGTGGCCAAGCTGGTGATCCGCATGGCTGACGCCGGTGTCGAGATTCCCAGCAACATCGATCTGACCGCCCTCCAGCAGGAACTCCGTTCCCTGGGCGAGCTGCCCGGCTAGAGGAGACGCATGGTGGATCACTTCATCCGCGCATACTACCCCTACATCCTGGCTGGGATTCAGCTGCTCATATTCCTGGGGGGGCTTGCTCTGACGGGCAAGTTCGTGACTCGCAAGGACTGCAAGGACTGCCGCAAATCCTGTGGTGAAAAGAAGGAGGAACTTGCGGATGGTGTTGACGAGTTGGAAAAGCGCGTCACTCGCAACGAGGACAAGCTCGCCGATCTTCCCACTGGCGACGAAATCTCCAGTTTGACGCTCGCCCTGGAAAGTCTATCGGGCGACGTCCGAGTTCTTGCCGAGCGCATAGAGGGCGTTAAGGAAGCGCAAAAATCGACGAGGGAGCTAGCAACCCGTCTAGATAACTTCCTCAGAAATCAGAAGGCTTAGACATGAGTTCCGCATACATCAAACACATCACTGAGAACTTCCGCCTGTGCATCCTGAGAATTCTGCTTGAACTCTCCGGTCATTCCGCCAACGAATCCGTCATCGAAAAAATCACGAACCGGAGCTTCGGCTTTGACGCGGATCGCGACCGGCTTCGGACTCAACTGGAGTGGCTAGCCAGCAACGGTCTGATCGAGCTGTCCGGTGAATGCGAGGGGTGCATGGTGGCCAAGTTGACCAGGGACGGCGCGAAGGTGGCCAAAGGGCAGATGAAAGCTTCCGGCGTCGATACGCCGTCTCTGTAGGAGGTCGCCATGGCACGAGGCAAGCCGTCGAGAATCGATCTCCTGGATGAAGAGTTGAGGGTAGCGATCAACAGCGCGTTGCGCGATGGCACCCCTCAGGCAACCATCCTGGAGCGGTTCAATCTCGTCCTGGAAGATCGTGGCGAGGAGCCGCTCTCCCGCTCCGGCCTCAGCCGATATGCAACGCGTGTCGGCAAGATGGACGAGCGGATGAAGATGGCTCGCCATTATGCCGATCGCCTGACATCCAACCTTGGCGAAGCCGCAAGGAAAACGGACCTGGGGCGTGCTGCATCCGAGATGCTCAAGACCCTGGTCTTCGACAAGATGCTTGATGCTGAAGGCGACGAAGGCGACATCGAATTTGACCTGGGCGATCTCAAATCTCTTTCGCTGACGCTGAAGAATATCGCCCTGGCCAGCAACCTCGATCTGGACCGCGAGCTGAAGATCAGGACCGAGGCCCGCAAGCAAGCCCTGGAAGACGCCGCCAACGCTGTCGAAGAAGCGGCAGTCGAAAAGGGCCTGGATGAAGAGCAGGCTCGCTTCTGGCGCGAAAAGGTTCTGGGGGTTCGCTGATGAGCCTGATGCCTCCCGTCGCAGATGTGAAGCGCCTCGTCGCTGCCGAGGAGTTCCCGGCCAGCGTGCGAGAGATCAGAGCCGATCTTGATCCACGCCTGGAAGGTGTGCTCATGGCGCATCAGTCCGACTGGCTCAAGCTCTGTGCTGGCGAAGACCTGACGATCGCGGAGAAGGGACGCCGAACCGGCATCACCTTTGCCACGGCCCTGGACGTGGCCATCACCGCCGCCTCGCAAAAGAGCGCTGGCGGCGACAACGTCTATTACATCGGCGACACCAAGGAAAAGGGCCTGGAGTTCATCGGCTATTGCGCCCACATGGCAAAGGTCATGGCTGCCGGAGCCGAGGACATGAGCCACTCCGGCGTCGAGATGGTCCTCTTTGAGGACTACGACAAGGTCAAGGACCAGACGCGCTACATCACCGCCTACCGCATCCGATTCGCCACCGGCTTCCAGATCATGGCGCTGTCCAGCCGCCCGGAGAACATTCGTGGCCTCCAGGGCATTGTCATCATCGACGAGGCCGCATTCCACAACAACGTCCAGGCCGTCATCGATGCCGCCCTCGCTCTCCTGATATGGGGCGGCAAGGTGCGGATCATCTCCACCCACAACGGCACCCAGAACGCGTTTAATCAGCTCATTAAAGACGCACGAGCTGGCGAGAATGCGTTTAAGGTCTTCTACGTCGACTTCGACATGGCCGTGGAGAACGGCCTCTATGAGCGCGTCTGCTTTATGAAGGGGCGCGAGGCGACTGCCCAGGGCAAGGAGGAGTGGTACGGAAAAATCCGCCGGTCGTATGGCTCCAACAAAGCAGCCATGCGCGAGGA